GCTCGACGTGCAAACTGCTGCCCAGCAGGCGCTCCTCGAATAGAACAGGCGTCAGCGGCGTGTACTTTTGCCGGTCATCTTCTGAGAGGCGACGGTTCCAGAAATTATCGTTTCCCCAGATCACGTCATCTAGCCCATACAGCACGGGCCAGACGTTTTGCCAGCCCGTGTCGTCGATCAGATCGGTTTGCCCAGCATCGCGGTACACGCGCACTCGTATTGTCGCTGTAGCGCTGAGATTGTGGGCATAAATTGCCAACACTTGCAGCCGTTCGCGCTTAGGTAGCGTGATCGAAAACTGCGTGGCCGCCGGGTCCAACGAAGTGGTTTTAGCGACGACTGAGGTACGGTCATCTTGAACATGCGTTAGCGGCAAGGTGCTGACCCAGCTACCACCACTAACGACAGCGTCATCGATGTAGTTGGGCCAGCACAATGCGATTTTATTGGGGTCAAGTGCCATGGTTAGCCCCACAGGTTCAGAGTGATTTCGTCTGTTTGCGCGTTGAGCCTGAAGCCGGTGACGCGCATCGCTCGCCCTGCGCCGTAGCCCTGGCGTGGGGTGAAGAGCGTGAGATTGCCGCCTACCGTCGGCAGTAGTGCTTCTGTGGCTTCCACGGTGACGGTATCGCGGCGGACGCCCAATAGGGCCAGCACGCGGTCGGCGACTGCCTGGCTCTGCGCGTAGCTGGCCAGCACGCTGTTAATCGTGAGTTCACCGGCTAATGGGTGGCGTTCAATGACGGTTGCATCGGTGGCCACCACTCGGCGAGTCTGTCGCGCCAAGCGGGCGCGACGGGCTTCGGAGACGTTGCTTTCCAGATCAGGCTGCACTGTTTCGATGCGGTCGCAGTCGATGTTGACACGCCACACCGGCAGCCCGCCGGGGCCAGCACCGGTGGCGCTTCGGCTGACGGTTTGAATGGCGTAGTCACGAATCGCAGCGTCGGTTGGCTCTGGTTCTTCCCAGATCCCCAAACGCAGCACCTGGTCGGGTTGTGCGGATAGGTACCCGCCGATGCTTTCAGCGATGCGATCGAGCAGCTCCAGGGTGTTGGTTTGGGTGGTGATATAGAAGCGCACTGCACCGTAGGCGTTAAGTGCGCTCACATCGCTTGCATGTAAGGTGTAGCCGCGTGCTGCCGCTAGCGCTTGGGCAACGGCCCCGGCGTGTGGGTCGGCTTGTTCGGCATCGACGGTGAGCGTGCCCGTTGCGTTATCGCCAAGGCGCACATAACCCTGGTAGGCGCGAAAGGTGCCTGGTACTGGTGCGGTGCTTTGCAGCTGGGCCAGGCTGCTATACGCGCCGCCGTTGTCGAGCGCCACACCTTTGTCGTAAACCGCTTGAATCGTGCAGTCTGCGAGTGACGATACCTGGTAGATCAACAGCGCGGTGTTGATGAGCACTGGCTGCGCGTTGCGTACCTCACCAAATACCAATGGTTTTGGCTCGCCTGCGATGTCGTCCTGCGTACCTTCCAGGCCGTTAGGCAGTACGTTATCACCGGCATAGGTCTCCATGGGGTGCGGCGAGCGTAGCGGCTCCAGGGGGTCGCGCAGTACGACTGACACCTCGTCATCTGAAAACGCCAGGCGTGCCACCGTACCGATGACTTGCGGCACGCCATCGAGTGCCAGCACCATCTCGCGACCGTCCACGGCATAGTCGGCTAGATAGTCCAGCTCGCCGTCGGTGTTGATCAGCGTTGTTTCACCGTAGCCGCTGCGGCTTTGCTGGAGTAGCTGACCCGCGTAAAGGCCCGCTTCGTACAAGCCAGGCTGTAGGATGCGCGGATCATAGAAATTATCTGCCTCATCCATATAGAGTCCCAGACTGAAACGCAGGGTTTGCGGTTGGTTCTCTTCGTCGCGGGCTTGAAGGGTGAGCGTCCAGGTCATCGTTTCGCCGCCTCCAGCCGCTTGTCGTCTTCCATCTTTTTCAGCATCTTGTTGCCGCGCTCGGTGGCGGCGATCTGCTGCGTCGCGGCGGCTCCGCGCTGGTTGTTAGCGGCAGCCAGGTGCTTGTTGCTTTCGCCCTGCAAGCGGGCGTTGTCGCGGCGCAGCTCGGCGACTTCACGCTTTAGGTCGCGCAGGGTTTCCACGATGTCGCTGTTGCCCAGTAGTGGGTAGTTGGGGAGTGGAGCTGCACGCGGTGTTGGTGTTGAGCCTACCGCCTGCCCACTGTTAAGCGCTTCGAGCATGCCGCGAACGCCGGGCTGCTTAACGACTTCGCTACGCACCACGAACTCTTCAGCATGTACGATGCCCGCCGGGTCCCACTTGCCGCCGGGGCCTGTCCAGCCGCCGTTGGCGAACGGTGCCAGCTCACCGGTTAGTGAGCGGTATTCACGGCGCATGCGCTCTAATTCGCTCTCTCTGCCTGCTGCTAGCTCTAGGCGGCGAGCGGTCCACGCGGCCATCTGGCTCTGATATGTCCATCCGTCGATGCGGTCGACAAACGAGCCTTGATCGCCATCAATCCAGTTATACGTGCGGTAGCGGTCTACGTTGTCGTTGGCATTGCGACCCGTTGACTCGGCCAGGGTATAGAACTCATCGATTTTGGATTGCACGCGGCCCGCGTCTACACGCATTTGCTCGGCTTTCTGTGCCGCGACGCGCTCTTGCTCGATACGGGCTATCTCATTCTGTGCAACGCCGAGGGCGTTGATGGATTCGCGCAGGCTGATCATGGTGCTGTTCAAACCGACAAATTGGTCGGTCGTGCGCGACATCTCAGAAACGAGCCCATTTAAAGAGGTGAGCTGCTCAAGCGCCCGCTCTTCAAGCGACCGTGTGTTGTCGTCGATGTCCTTTAAATGATCGAGATCCGTCCTGCCAAAGGCCACATCGGCCAGCAGCTGCAGGCGCTGAGTTCCGGAGGCGGCGTTGATCACCGCCCATTCATCGGTGGTTAGATTCAGAGAGCCGCTGGTTTTCAGCGTTTTGATGACGTCTGCTGAGCGTGCATCTAGCAGCTTGCGTTCATCGCCCGTTATACGGCCATCTTTTAGCGCTGCTTCTAACGTAGTGACGAACCGGTTGCTGCTCTTGAGGGCGAGCGTGCGAACATCGCCGGACATGCCGGAGGCAAGGATGCCGTCGACCGTCGTCATGATCGCGTTGGAGTTTGCTAGCCCGAACGTACGCACGTCTGCGCTGATACCGCGCTTAAGCACCGCATCGACAGTCGTTAAATACGCGTTCGTGGAGTTCAGCGCGAGCCTGCGATCGCCGCCCCCGATCTGCTTGCCGATCAACTGGTCGATGGTGCTGACGTAGCGGTTATTGCTGTTGAGCGCCAGGCGTCTGTCGCTGCTGCTGATATCACGACCGACGATAAACTCGACGTTGGCCAAGTAGCGGTTCGCGCTATTAAGGGCCAGCGTACGGTCGTTCTTGCTGATGTCTTTGTTGACGTAGTAACCGATGAGCGCTTCGTACTGCTGTCCCGCTGACAGCGCTAGGCGGCGATCGCCTCCGGTGAGTGGAGAGCGGATAACATAATCAACAACGGCGGTGAATCCGTTCACAGACTCTAGCGCCAAGCGTCGGTCATCAGCACTGATATCACGCCCTAACAGCATGTTAACAATGGCGGAGTAGCGGTTGGACTCCTCTAGTGCGAGTACCCGACTATCGCGGTCAATATCCGTTCCGACGACATAGTCGATTAACGCCGTCATCGTGTTGCTGCTGGAGAGTGCGAGGAGCTTATCGCTATTGCTCAGCTGGCTACGGGCGATGTAGTCGACCGTCGCTACCAGGTTGTTCGATGACGCCAACGCTAACTGGCGTAGTTCGCTATCGAGCTGGTTTTCGCCAAGCAAGTAATTCAGCGTAGAGTCGAGTTGATGGGCTTGTTCGCCTAGGATCGTGCGTAGATCCTGCGGCAGGGCTGAGGCATCGGCGGCAAACTCAATCAGCGCATCAATGGTGTACTGCGAGGCGAAAATAGCGCGTTCGATCTCTGCTGCCATTTCATCGGTGACGATGCCCCGGAAACCTTCGACGATAAACTCGGCATCGCTCAGCGCCTTGGGCAGATCCTTCAGCGCTGAAAAAACGTCTTGCTCGATGCGCTGTCCAGCGGGGCTTGAAGCGTTGTAATCGCGGTTCGCATCCAGCACTTGCTGAGCGTACTGCGTGATGCTTTGGAGCGCGTCGCGGTCGCCGTTCTCTGCGCGTACCAGCTGCCGAGCAAATTGCTCTTGCGCGGTGGCTAGGTTGGCTTGGGGTGCGCCGCTGGTCGCCATCTGCTGGTCTAACCAGCCGCTGATGCTGCCAAGCTGTTGGCTCAACTGATCACGCACGCGTGTTAGTTCGCGGATGTAGCCCTGGGCTGCCTGGGTTGCCCGCTGCTGTGCTTCTGCCTCATCTTGCATGGCCCAAATGCGTTCCCGCATGGGGCGTAGGGATTCATCGATAGACGCCAGTTCGCGCTCGCGTTCTAGTGCGAGTGCGCCTTCGGCATCGCCCATGAGGGCGAGCAGCTCCAATTGCATATCGAACTGCTGCCCATCAAATACCTGATAAGCACGGCGCACTTGCGCTTCTGCATCAGAAACAACCGCACTGGCATCGGCGAGCATCTGTTCAAAGCTTTGGCTAACGCCATCGACAGCGCCGCTCGTTTGCTGGAGCAGGGTCTGTAACTGATCGAACCCACCGGCAAGCTGGAGCAGCTGAACGTAGGTTTGCTGCCCTGACTCGGTCATCTGGTCTTGCTGCTCGACCAACGCACGGAAGCCATCGCGTGTAGAGGGCAGCGCGTAGCCCAGTTGGCCCAACGCGCTGGTCAGCTCACGTTGCAAGTTCGCAGCGCGCTCGGCATCGGTGAAAAACGCCTGGTAATAGGCGTTCTGGAGTTGGTTGAGCTGGTCGACGCCTCCAGCAAACTGGGTGATGTTGTCGGCGGCGCGCAGTGCGCCGGTG